ATCTTGCGCCAATTCAGGAGTCCAAATTGCTTTTAACTTACGAGTCTTAGCAACGATTGGTTCAGATTTCAATTCTAATTCGATTTCTGGAATTGCTAAATCAGTTCCTCTATCTTCGAAATCACCTCTTGTGATATCAGTTGGTTGTTTGTGATATGCTAATGATACACCAACAGTAGCCAAGTTTGATAAACCAGTTACAGTTGCAACGAATTCAACGTTTGAACCATTTTTAGTTGTGTATTGAGGATAGTATCCTGTTACAGAACCTGTCAATAAAGTTGGTTCGAAAGCTCTTACACCATTGAAATCTGCATCAGATGGTAAAGCCACAACGATTTTCTTCAATGTGTTAGCTGCATAAGATGCAGAAACTGAACCAGAAGATAAATCATAATCGATATCACCTAAAGATGCTGAAGCAAATGTTGCAGTAATAGCAGAAGTTGAGTTGTTGATAGTATATCCGAAACGACCTGGACCATATAAACCACCTTCAGCTGCTTGAGTTGAACCTAATTTGTTTGTGTTTTGGTCTAAAGAATCTTTACCAAAAGTTCCACTTTTACCGAATAATGAAGAACCTGTAAAGTCAGGATTACCTGCTGGGTTAGTACCATACTTAAAATCCATGTAGAAAATAAGACCTGAAGGTAAGTTCATTGGTTGAACTGAAACGAACTCTTTAGATGCGATAGAACCAAAGATTCTTCTTACTAAAGGTAACGCAACACCAGCCCACTCTTCAGAACCTGAAGATGTACCTGTTCTTGTAGCCTCGTCTAATAATTGTTTAGCTTGGTTTTCTAACATTACTGCCATACCATGCTTAGATGTTTCAGAACCTGCGTTCTCTAACAATCCTGTTTTTTCCCACTTTGCTTTCAAACCTCTAGTTTGCTCAAGCATAATGCTTTGTGGGTTAGCTCCGTTCATTAATTTTTTTAAGTCCATTTTATGTACTTTTAATTGTTTTTGTTATGAATTACTTAATAATACCTGCTAATTTCTTAAATCTATTAGAAAAATCTGCAGATTCTGCAATTACTTGCTTAGCTGCTGCTTTTGGTGCAGTTGATTTAACTGCTTTAGAAGCGATTCCTTCTTTGATTGTTTTCTTAGCTGTTTTGTTAGTTGAAGTGTATTTGAAGTTCTCTGCTAATGTAGAGAATACCAATTTAACCTCTCTTACTGATTTTGTTCTATCCAAAGTTTCAATCACTTTCACTTTTTGTTCGTTAGTCATGTTATGAGCTCTGAATAATTTGTTTGCGAACAACAACTTAGCGTTCAATAAGTTCACTTCGTTGATAGTTCTTTGTAATGATTTGATAGTTTTGTAAGCTTCTTCGATTTCCTTATCTTTTTCGGTTTCTTCAGCTTCATCAACTTTCTCTTCATCGCCTTTCATATCAGCTTCCATTTCTCTTAAAATTTCTTCTAAGTCAACTTCATCTGATTCTTCTTCAGCTTCGTTAGTTACAACTACTTTAGGGTCTTCGCCTTTGTCAGTTCCAGCTTCTGAACCATCTGCTAAATTTTCAGCCATTGGCTCTTCTGCAGGTACTTCTTCTGAACCTTCTTCGTCACCTAATTGTGCTTCTAACTCTCTGATGATTGCTTCTAAGTCCATGTCATCTTCTTCAGATTCTTCTGGTTCCATACCAGTAACATCGTACTCTTCGCCATCACCTTCCATAGATGCGAATGGGTCTGCTTCTGCATCCATTCCATCTTCACCTTCTGCAGCTGCAAAAGGATTTTCTTCTTCTGAATCTTCACCTTCTAATTCAGCTAATCTAGCTCTTAGTTCAGCGATTTCAGCATCTTTGTCCATTTCTCCGCCCATTTCTTCTTCTTCGGTAATGTCTGCTACTTTTTTGTAGTCTGCAACTTGTGCACCTGGCTCACCAGATGTAGTTTCAGTAGAACCAGCTTCGAATTCAGTGTGCGCATCCAAATTAGGATTAGATGTAGAAGAACCGATTCCTGTTGAATCTAATTCTTCATCTACTTGCTCCTCGTCCCCTTCCATCTCAGCTTCAGCTCTTAACTTTTGAGTTAACATAGACTGTAGTCTTGGTGTGAAGGCTTCTTCTAAAGCAAGCTTTGCGTTAGCCAATGCAGTTTCTTTAACCGCTTTAGCATCTGCGATTGCTT